CTCAAACTCGGATAACAGTTTTTGAACCCGGAACGCCTTACCGGGGTTGTCGTTCACGTCGTCCGGGCGCAATTGAACCTTTTCGACGAATACCAACGGGCGGCAAATACTTTTCATATAATTAAACCATTGCCGCAACTCCATAAGGTCGCCCGGCATTTTTATTACCTCGGTTTTATGGTTCGGACGCCAAACGGCAATCCCCCCGGTTTTTCCGGGGTCAATCCCAATAATACAATCAATCGTTATTTTGTTCATTTCCAAAAATCCAAATAGTTATCAATCTGTAATTCGTCGGCAATCATTCGGTCAAACGTCCGGGCAATCTCTTTGTCCCTAGCTATCTCATACGCCGTAAAATCCAACTCCGGGGCGTCGGTTCCCTTACGTTGGACGTGGTACGCCTCGTACTTGTTGACGAACCCACGGGCGACACGTTGCATATATCGGGCAAATGCTTGTTTGCGGTCGTCTTCGGTTCCGGCAACCTCATTGGCAAAACCCAACTTTCGCAACCAATCATAAATTAACATTCCGTCAGTAATCCCCAACACAAACCGCCCGGTATATTTGTATTGCAAAAATACCTCCCTACATCGGGCGACGGCTTGATTGTGGTAATACCGTTTTTCCTCCGGTGTCAATTCCTTTTTCGGCTCCGGCAATGCCTTATACGCTTTATGTATAACCCCGTTTTGTTTCCGGCGGTATGCGTTCAATATCTTTGCGAAATAATCGGCGTTAAACTGTTGGTAATGCTTTTTGTCCGGGTTGCCTTGACTGTCTTTCGGCAAATAGTCGTCCAATTCCCCGGTTGTCGCCAACTCAAATGCCAACTTAATATCCGCCAATGTCATTTGCGAATAGTATTTTTTGAGTATATCCAACAACCGGGTACAAATGTACGCCCAATCTTCCGGATTGGTCGGGATTATATACCCGACGTCCATTGCAATAAACCGGAACATTTGCCCGGTTTTCGCAATCAACGTGCCGTCGTCAATATCGGCAATTTGCATTTTCGTTGAGGCGGCGAAAATGTACTTTTCGACCCCGGATAACGATTTGGCAACCTCCGGTAATTGCAACATTCGTCGGCGTATGTCGATTGCTTTTGTACCGGGCGTTGGGTTGTATATCGCCAACGCCACGGATTGCGTATTTACTGTTTCCGGCAAATTTTCCATAATCAATAATCGTTGTTAAGAAATTCCATTGCGCCCGCCACGTTCAACTGTTTTTGCGGGGCTTGGTATTCCGGTTTCAAATGCAATTTCTTTTTCTCAATGTCGCCCCGGATAAAATTGCGTACCGTCGCAATCCAACCCGTGCGGGTTCGCTTAACTCCCTGTTTGGTTTCCGACCAATCGGCGACCGTGTGGAAATAATAAATCAAATCGACCTTTTCAAATTCCGGCGTCGCAAACAGTTTTTCAAACTCGGAATAATCATTTACGCCGTCCGCCCCGAACTTAACCAATTTGTAAACATCGGAATTGCGAAATATGGACGTTCTTTTTTTATCATTCTGAACCTCCAATTGTTCGTCCGGGAATAAATCCCCGGCAACCTCGTTGGCGGGTTTATCCTTATCAATACCAAAAGAGTTATCTATATCAGTATTTAATATAGGGTTGGAT